TGTGCTAGAGGCTGCATAATGCCTAGAAAGTATGCATCGGGCAAAAGATCTATTGCTGAGTGCGATAGATGCGGTTTTCGCTACATGCTTAAGGAGCTAAAAACTCTTACCATTAAGACAAAGAATGTAAAGATTAAGGTATGCCAAACGTGTTTTGAGCCTGACCAGCCGCAGTTAAGTCTTGGTATGTACCCGGTTAATGATCCACAAGCTGTACGGGAACCAAGACCGGATGTCAGTTACACCCAGTCTGGTTACACAGGGATTCAGACGAAGTTTCAAACTGGACCTGCTGAAGATGAGACGGGGTATCCAGGCGGCGGCAGTAGGATTATTCAGTGGGGCTGGTATCCGGTAGGCGGGTCTAGGGCTAACGATGCTGGACTGACGCCGAACAATTTGGCGGTGCCGGGAGTGGTAAATAGCGTAACCGTATTAACAACGTAGGAGTTCAGACATGGATACTAGCAAGATGAAATCGATCGCTTCTAAGGCGGTCAAGACCCACGAAAAGCGCATGCACAACATGGCAAAAGGTGGCGTTACAGGTGAAGCCATGAAAAAATACGGGCGCAATATGGCTCGTGCTATGAATCAGCGTGGCAACTCAAGGGGCAAATAATGGCTAAGTTCTCGATGAAAAAGCAGGGGAAGGAAGTTGGTCAAGCCCCCACTTACGCTGTTCCTCACACGATGGAAGGCGGCGCGACGAACGTTAATACCTACAGCGGGTATACGCCTGGCGCCAAGGTATTAGATCAGATCAATCCGTCGGTGGGTGGTATCAGCAAGGGTAACTACAAGCCAATTAATCCATACGGTGTTGGTGAGATGCGTGGCTATGGCGCGGCTACCAAAGGCCGCAAGATCAGTGGCAAGATGGGGTAATCTGTGACATACACAGAACTTGTCAACGCCATCAAGGCGTACACAGAGAACTACGATTCAGACTTTGAGTCGTACATTGACACGTTTATCCGTCAGACGGAGACGCGGGTCTACAACTCTGTTCAGATTCCTGCGCTGCGCCGGAACGTTACTGGCCTGCTGACGGCGGAGAATAAGTATCTGTCTGCTCCATCTGATTTCCTAGCGGTGTATTCGCTAGCGGTTGAAGATCAGGATGGGCAGTATCACTATCTGCTGGATAAGGATGTGAACTTTATCCGCGAGGCGTATCCCACGCCTACAGATCTTGGTCTGCCACTGTACTACGCCATCTTTGGTCCGACGGTGGTGAACAACTCGGTTACGACAGAGCTGACGTTTATCTTGGGGCCGACGCCCAATCAGGCGTACAACGTCGAGATGCACTACTACTATTACCCAGAATCAATCGTGGATGCGGCAAGCGGCACCACATGGCTGGGCGATAACTTTGATCCTATTCTTTTGTACGGCTCTTTGAGAGAAGCCTATCTGTTCATGAAGGGTGAGGTAGATCTTATCCAGAACGTGGACGCCAAGTACAACGAAGCTATGGGTCAGCTGAAACGTCTGGGTGATGGTCTTGAGCGGCAGGATGCGTACCGTTCTGGCCAGGTTAGGATTAAGGTGACGTAATGGCGCTCCGTCAAGGATTGACCACAAGCTTTAAGAAAGAGATTCTGCTGGGTGAGCATAATCTGGAATCCAACACGCTGAAGATTGCGTTGTATACGGCGCTTGCTACCCTTGACGAGAACACGACTGAGTACACAACGACCAACGAGATTACTGGAACTGGTTACACAGCGGGTGGAGAGAACCTTTCTGGCGTGACGGTTTCAACGCTGGGGACGGTTGCGTACGTCAGTTTTGATAATGTGGTTTGGGATCCGGCGTCATTTACAGCTAGAGGCGCTTTGATTTACAACTCCAGCGTAGGCAACAAATCTATAGCGGTTTTGGATTTTGGGTCTGACAAGCAGACTACAACGAAGTTTACTATTGAGGTCCCGCCTGACACGGCAACGGCGGCGATCATTCGTATAACGTGAGGAGTTATCATGCAAGTAGAACAGGCAAAAGCTAATGACATTGTTACCAGCACGGTAACTCGCACGGGTTCAACTGCCGACACTGCACATGCAGGCGGCGTGTTCCACTTTGAGTGCTATGACATGAACGGCAATCTCAAGTGGGAAGACAGTTGCCACAACCTGGTGGTTAACGTTGGGCTTAAGTTTATCAACGACACAGTGCTGACTGGATCCGGCTACACGGCAGCTTGGTATGTGGGTTTGATCACTGGCCCAGCAGCTAACACGACAATCAGCGCTACAGACACGTTGGCATCGCACGGAGCTACAGGTGCGGGCGGTTGGACAGAAGACACAAACTATTCTGGTAGCCGGCCAGCGATTACGTTTGGTGCTGCTACTACAGCTAACCCAGCGGTATCAACTAACGGCACGGCTGTGCAATTTACGATGAACGGCACCACGACAGTCGCTGGCGCATTCTTGGCAAACGTTGCATCTGGCACGTCGGGTACGTTGCTGTGTGCATCTGATTTCCAGGCGCCGGGCGACCGCTCAGTGGTAAGTGGTGACGTGCTGAATGTGACTTACACGTTCAACATGGCTGCTTAATAAGGAGTAGATCATGTTTAAAAAGGGTGATGTAGTCCGCGCAAAAGTAACCGTACCGCAGGGTCCGATTGTGAAAATGCGCATGGATGATGATGGTAACGTTGAGTATTTGGTTGAGTGGACTGATGGCGACACGATGCATCAGCGGTGGTTTGCACAAAATCAGATTGAGATTGGGGATTAATAATGCCAGAGGGCGGCTGGTCTTCTGGCGCATGGGGTCAGGCTGGCTGGGGGTGTTCTGTTTATGACAGATCTGCTTCGGACACGGCTACGGCGTCAGAAACAGTCGTTTCGCTTCAAGCTTATAGCAGATCCGTTAGTGAGACCGCCACCGCAGCTGATGCTGTAGTTTCAAGCGTTTCATTTGGATGTGTAATTTCAGAAGCAGCAACGGCAAGCGAAGCATGCTCATCAAATAGTGCGTTTGGCGTAAACGTTTTTGAAACTGCAACAGCCACAGAATCTGTTGCGTCAATAGTAGAGCTTGGATGTATTGTTTCCGAAACATCAACAGCAAGTGATTCTGTTGTTGGATTAAGATCTTTTAATGCGTTTATATTAGAAACGGCTACCGCATCAGAGACTACGGCTGTTTCGGCAACGTTTGCAGTTAATGTGTCTGAAACTACAGCAGCATCAGACAGCGTGGTTGGTGGATTGGTTTACGAAGTTGATGTTGACGAAAATGCAACGGCGTCAGATCAAGCAAGTGCGGCAAAAGTATTTGTTGCTTCCATCTTAGAAACGGTGACGGCATCAGATCAAGTGACCGCCCTTGCCGAATTTATGGCGACTATATTTGAGTCCGCGTCAGCATCAGATCAATCTAACGCTTTAGCTGAATTTTTAGTTTCTGTTGTAGAAACGGCAAATGCCTCAGATTTGCCATCGGCAACGGCTGAATTTTTTGCTTCGATTATAGAAACAGCAACTGCGTCGGATGAGATTAGTCGGCGTTTGTTGTGGGAGTTGATAGATGACAATCAGACGGTCAACTGGCAGAATGTGGCTAACAATCAAGCAACAACATGGGGCGCTATAACGGCTAATATGCTTGGCAATTGGCAGGATATAGATAGTAGCCAGACGGATGCTTGGGGCGATATTGCTGACAATCAGAACCCGGACTGGCAGGAAATCAATACGGCATAAGAAGGAAGCATTATGGCAAGTACTTATAGCAGCCTAAAGATTGAGTTGATTGGTTCTGGCGATCAAGCTGGTACGTGGGGAACTACGACAAATACCAATTTAGGTACGGCGATAGAGGAAGCTATCACTGGGTCAGCGAACGTAACGTTTGCAAATGCAGATGTGACGCTTACCTTAACTGATACAAATGCTACACAAACCGCCCGTAATCTACGGCTTAACTTGGTTGGCACTGCAAATGCTGCTTATAACCTAATCGTTCCTGCGATAGAAAAGCAGTACATCGTTAACAACACGCTTAGTTATCCCATAACAGTCAAGAACTCTACCGGCACAGGCATTGAGGTAGCGCCCACTACAACACAGGTTGTGTTCAACGACGGCACAAACGTTAACCTGGCCTCTACGGTTTATCTGGGTGTGCCGCAGTCTGGATCAGATAAGACTACTGCTTACACGCTAGCCTTGGCTGACCGCAGCCGAGTTGTGGCGATTGGGTCGGGCGGATCTATCAACGTGCCGGATAACGTGTTTAGCAACGGCGATGCCGTTTTGGTATTTAATAATACAAATGCCTCAGCAAACATAACCATGAGTATTACGAATGCGTACATTGCGGGAGTTGATGTGGATGTACCAACAACAGCCTTGGCAACACGCGGATTAGCAACAATACTGTTTGTTAATTCAACTACTTGCGTAGTCACTGGGAATGTATCGTAATGGCGCTGGTTCTTAAAAATAGGGTTCGAGTCACAAGCGCCACCACAGGGACTGGCACTTTTACGCTTGGATCAGCCGTTACTGGATATCAAGATTTTTCCGTTATAGGAAACGGCAACACAACTTATTACTTAATTTCTCTTGATAACAATTGGGAAGTTGGTATAGGCACGTATACCTCTTCTGGCACCACGCTTTCTCGGGATCGAGTACTTGGATCGTCTAACTCCGGCAACAAGGTAGATTGGGCTGCTGGCTCAAAAACAGTTAAATGTATTAATCCTTCAGTTGCAGTGCAGCCTAGCATTCCTACTAGTGATAATTCACAAATAGGTACTGATTTGTCTGGGTGGTATGCGTTTCAATCTGTGTTAAACGTAGGCGAAGTTGGCGGCATAACATTTGGGAACAACAGTACAAACGGAGTTGTAAGCACATATAGTTTGGTTTACACAGATAACTCTGGGGCTATGTATCAAGGCGGCGTTCTTGCGCCCAACGGGGACATACATTTTGTTCCGCAAACCGCTGTTAGAGGACAAAAAATATCAATAGATGGAACAGTATCCACATACGCATTAGTTTATACAGCAACTAATGCTTATGCCGGCGGCGTTCTTGCTCCTAATGGTGATATTCAGTTTGTTCCAAGAAGCGCAAACAGGGGGCAAAAGCTAAACGCCTCAGGTGTGGCGTCTACATATTCTTTGATTTACACGACCACTAGTGCCTATGGTGGTGGTGTTTTAGATCCAAACGGAGACATACATTTTATTCCTGCAAGTGCAAACAGAGGACAAAAAGTATCTGCTGCCGGTGTGGTTTCTACCTATTCGTTAGTTTATACAGCGAGCGTCGCATACGAAGGCGGTGTTTTAGCTCCTAATGGCGACATTCATTTTGTGCCGTCTAGCGCAACTGTTGGTCAAAAAATATCCGCTGCTGGAGTTGTTTCTACTTATTCATTAGTTTACACAACTGCTGGCGCTTATAGCGGTGGAGTTTTGGCCGCTAATGGTGATATTTATTTTGTTCCAAGTAGCGCTAGAGTGGGTCAAAAATTGTCAGCAGCAGGCGTTGTCAGTACGTATTCTTTAGTTTATACAACAAATGGTGCGTATAACGGTGGGGTACTTGCCCCTAACGGAGACATTCACTTTGTAAGATATAACGCTAACAGAGGCCAAAAAATATCGGCGGCGGGCGTTGTTTCTACATATTCTTTAGTTTCTACAAGTGCTGCTGCAACTCGATATTCAGGCGGCATTCTTGTGCCAAATGGTGATATACACTTTATTCCTACAGGGAATACCGGACCAATTGGACAAAAAATATCTACTAATCCTGGCGCACCTTTAGGCATAGGCACATGCCTTAGCTCTTACTTAAATAAATACTGACATGACTTTTTTAACGCGCGATCGCATATTAGTATTTAGTTTTACCTCAGGAACTGGGTCTTTTACTCTTGATTCGGCAAGTGCCGGCTATCAAAATTTTGAGCAGATCGGCAACGGCAATCAAACTTATTACACCATTACTGACGGAACAGATTGGGAAGTTGGTATTGGTACTTACACTAGCTCTGGTACAACACTATCTCGTGATCAGGTCTTAGCTTCTTCTAACAATGGCGCATTAGTTAACTGGGGGTTTGGCAGAAAACGTGTATACGTCCCACAGCCCGCAGAGGCAGTACAGGGATCAGCCCCGACAGCAGACAACAGTTCTATTGGCACGGATGGAGTAGCGTTCGACAACTTCCAGAAGAACTTGCAGCTAAGCGTCAACGGTGGAGTGACGTTCAAAAATAACGGCATAGCGGGAATAGTAAGTACATATAGTCTGATTTATACAGGTACTGATACTTATTTGGGTGGCGTATTAGCGCCCAACGGTGATATTCATTTTATTCCAGATGAAGCAAATAGAGGGCAGAAAGTAAATTACATTACAGGAATTGTTTCTACTTATTCATTAGTTTTCACTTATTCAAATACAGGCGTCGGTGCGCATAGAGGTGGTGTATTAGCTCCTAATGGCGACATACATTTTGTTCCCTGTCGAAATGTTGGTCAAAAAATATCAGCAGCAGGTGTTGTATCTACATATTCTTTGGCGTATACAGTGTCAAACGGATATTTTGGTGGCGTTTTGGCTCCTAACGGTGATATTCATTTTATTCCAGATCAGGCAGTAGTAGGGCAAAAAGTCTCTGCGGCTGGCGTTGTTTCTACTTACTCGTTAGTTTTTACAACATCAAATGCTTATGCAGGCGGGGTTTTAGCGCCCAATGGAGACATTCATTTTGTGCCTTGGTCTGCCAGAAGAGGCCAAAAAATATCCGCTGCTGGCGTTGTTTCTACTTACTCGTTAGTTTTTACAACAACAGCTGCATACGCTGGTGGAGTAATTGCCCCCAACGGCGATATTCATTTTGTTCCTAGTAGCGCACCTGTAGGACAAAAAATTTCTGCTACTGGAGTAGTTTCAACATATTCATTAGTCTTTACGGGGGGTACCGCATACGTAGGTGGAGTTTTAGCGCCAAATGGAGATATTCATTTTCTGCCAGGCAATGCTTCGGTAGGTCAGAAAATATCAGCAGCGGGTGTTGTGTCTACATATTCATTAGTTTTTACTGCGCCTGATATTAGGGGTGGGGTTTTAGCGCCAAATGGAGAGATATATTTTGTTTCCACCAGAATAGTAGGCCAAAAAATCTCCACTAACCCCGCCATACCTTTCGGCATAGACACTTGCCTAAGCTCTTACCTGAACAAGTTCTGAGGATTCAATCATGCCGTATGTTGTCAAAGACAGAGTAAAAGTAACCAGCACAACGACAGGCACTGGCACGTTCACACTGGGTACGGCGGTCGCAGGATTTCAATCTTTTGCAGCTATTGGCGACGGCAATCAGACTTACTACTGCATTACCAATGGAACAGCTTGGGAAGTAGGCATAGGCACATATACGTCATCTGGTACGACGTTATCCCGCGACACAGTGCTGGAATCCTCTAACAGCAACAACAAGGTTGACTGGGCTGCTGGTAGTAAAGATGTGTTCTGTACTTACCCCGCAGATGCGACAGAAGGCACAGTGCCGACAGCAGATGACAGCAGCGTTGGTACGAACTTGTATGCTTGGACTAACCTGAAGAAGCAGCTAGACGCAGGGGTGATTAATGGTGTGCCGTATGCCAACGGTAATATCAGCGGGATGGTGAGTACGTATTCGTTA